GAAGGCGAATGTGAGGACTGTATACAGTATTGGCTTAACGAAGAAAGCGAGTAACGAATGTTTTTACTAGATTGGATAAATGATTATATGAATACGCCACAAATAGAAATGACAGCAGAAGTTGAATTACTGTTCTATTGCGCATTAGCAATCATATCTGTATTAGTTATGATGGGCATGGCAGGCATATATGGACTGTATTATGTTGTTAAAAAAATATTTAAAACTATTAAAAGGAGGATTAATCATGATACCTAAAGAAATTAAAGAATTTATAAATGAAATAACAAGTAAAGCATTAGCTAATGGAAATTTTTCTGTGAATGTAAGTTTTTCAGGTGCAGATATAAGTGTTCATTTTTATCCAATATTAAAAAATAATAATGAATTATTCAACGGAGAACCTGAAAAGGTAGAGGTTTATAATGATTGAAATTCCTAATAATGAAATATTGTGGTTACAAATTTTACAGAATGATGTAGTTGCTTATGCTATTACTTCAAACGTAATAAGAACAGAATATTATTTATATACTATACAAAATGGCAAATTAAAGAAAACAAGGTATAAATCAGACGACCCTACTAAATTGGAGGAAAAGATTAAATGATAATAAACCGCCAATGGGCTATGCCTAACAGCAAGACATTTGATATAAAGCCAATTCGTCAGCTTATAGAAAAATATAAATGCGGAATAATCATAGACCCATTTGCAAATACAAGTAAATTAGCTACGATTACAAATGACCTTAATAATGAATATGATACCGATTATCACATGGATGCTTTAGATTTCCTTAAAATGTTTGATACTAATTCTGTTGATGTGGTGTTATATGACCCACCTTATTCACCAAGACAGGTTAGTGAATGTTATAAAGCATTAAACCAAACAGTAAATATGCAAACCACACAAGCAAGCTATTGGTCAAACCAAAAGAAAGAAATCGCTCGTATAGTTAAGCCTAACGGCATATGTATCACTTGTGCTTGGAATAGTGGTGGTATAGGTATTAAGTACGGCTTTGAAATACAAGAGATATTACTTGTTCCTCATGGTGGTTGGCATAATGATACAATCGTTACAGTTGAAAGGAAGATTAAATAATGAACAACGTTAATGCTAATGTAGAGGCTTATATTAATTCATTAGACACGTATATTGATGTGATGAAAGAAGAAACCGCAAAGCTGTCAGGCATGATAGCAAAACTGAATGATATAATTCAGGAAATAGAAGCGGAGAAAGAACGCCTTATCAAAGAGCAGAATAAGTCTAAGTTTGAGTTAGCTCAGAATGAGAAGTATTACTTTATAAATTTTCTTGCTAGAGGGTCTTGCTTGGTGGTACAAAAAGATATTTATGTGGCTGCTTTGGGAGATAGGGCTAGAGTTGACCAAAATAATTGTTTCAAAACCGAAAAAATAGCCAAAGAGGTGCTGGATAAAATTAATCTTTTATTGAAGTTGGAACGACTGCATGATATATATTGTCCTGATTACAAAGCAGAAGATGACGGAAACGACAAGTATCGTATAGTATTTTGTGACGGAATGTATCAGTGGGAGCAAGATGATTACACTATAGATTTTTTGTCAGTGTACTTTCCGACAGAAGAAATAGCCCAAAATGTTTGTGATATTTTAAATAGCGAGGAACAGAGTAATGAAATTAGTTAAATTACCTGAATTTGATGAAGAATTTGTCTATATTAATCCTGACCATGTTATTAGTCTTTATGTAGAGGGTGAATTTACAATTGTTATAACTGATGGAGAGGATTATAGAATACCTCTGTCAATGGACGAAGTAGCTTCAAGGCTTGTAAATGGGAACACGATACGCGATATAATAGAGAATTTAAAAGAGGATAATCATGAAGATAAATTGTTTGCAAGCGGAGGTGTTGTGAGTTGGGAAACGATGTGGGAATCGAGGTAAACATATGAAGTTATGTATAAAGTGTGGCAGAGAAATGAAAAGAACTTTGCTAATGAACACGGTGTCCGAAGAATATTTTCAGAAATACAATTGCTTTAGGTGCGGCGTTGAAATATGGGAAAATATCCACAAAGAGAGTGTAAATAACGAACAGAATAATGTGACGTTAGGAGATATTATAAGTAAATATGTTCTTGGCAATCTCACAATTGACGAACTTCAACAAGCGTTAGATGATTGGATGTAAAGAGCTTGGAGAAACACCAAAATGAATGAATTAATTTGTATTATTAGTATAATCGTTATCTGTTATACTGTTGGATTCGTAGTGTTTGTAGGTTTATATTGTACTTACGAGTATACAACCCTTAAATTGTTAGAGTTCGACATAAGGTGTTCAGAGTTAGAATATGACCTCTTAAAATTAGAACATAATCTTTTAGAATTGGAGAATGGAATAAACGATAATGAAGTAGCATTTACTACATTATATAATAATAAGGAGTAAGACATGAGTTCATTGATAATGACTGCAAAGCAAGCAAGAGAAAAAACAGACAAGTATTTAGAAGAAAAAGTATTAAAGGATAAGTTCTGCGAATATATTAGTAAGATAATTGATAAGGCTTGTAAGAATGGTGAATACGAATGTGTAATTTCTTCAACAGATGTTGCCATAAATACAGATGGTGGTAAATTTTACAAAGATATACTTGTTAGGTATGGATATGAAGTTAAAGAAAAGTCATCTATTTTTTGTGACCCGACAAAACCTACAGAAGAAATATTTACAATTAGGTGGTGAATGATTATTGTATAAGAAAAATAATAATTTTTATCGCTTTTATAATAGGAACGACTTCATTCAATTTGCAAATGACATAAAAGAAGATTTTGGTTGTGTTGAAGATTGGGAATATAATTTTGGTTTTCAATTAAATTGGAATAAAGATACTGGCGAAATTTTAGAAACCTTAGACGAATGGTCACAAGACAAAAACAATCGAATGAAATATGAACCCAATTCTTATCCTTGTACCTGTTACTATTTGAATGAAACTGACAACGATAAATTTGGTACGACTAAATGTTTTATATTTGATTACGTAGAAGATTTAGAATTTTCATGTAATGACGAGAAAGAGGCTGATGCAAATGAATAAAAAATATATACGAATACTGGCAGAGATGGCGATTATTCTCTCTGCTGTAGGAATGATGACAGGTTGTGTTAATAAGAGAACCGAAGATGCAAGTTCTTCTCAGGCTGAAATTATAATTACCACTGACAAAGAAACAGCAATTGACGAGACTACGACAGACGAGACTATTACGGATAGTAGCAGTAATGTCGAGAGCAGTAGTTCTCTGAATGAAAGTTCGCTGAACGATAGTTCGGAATGTAGTTTCGATAGTTCGGAAGTTAATGACAGTAGTAGTATAAATGACACGCAGAATAACACTGAGGTTGAGCAGACTGAGGTTATTTATACCGAGACAAACTCAAATCAGAGTGATTTTGAGGTTATAACTCCTGAAATCGGCAATGATATTGAATGTGAGATTGATATGGCTATGACTGATACTACGCCTATGATTGACGAACAATCAGAACCCGAACTGTGTGAAGCTGTTACAGAGAATGAGTATTCAGTAGTTGCAGCGGATTACACACCATACGACCTCTATAATCAGGGGCGTTTGTATTGGGGTGGTTATCAGTATACATGGTATTCCGAGGGAGTTCTGCCTGGGTATGGGCTTGATATTGAGGGTAGATATACTGATGCTGACGGCTTTGTTTGTGACGGAGAGGGTTACATTTGTGTGGCAGCGAGTTCGCTGAATAAGGGTACAATAGTTGATACTCCATTCGGAAGGGAAGGTAAGGTCTATGACTGCGGTTGCGATTATGGTGTGATTGATATTTATACAAATTGGTAAATTGCGAGGTGATTAAATGGTAATCTCCTGTGATATAGATGGAGTATTAAATAACTTAACTGAATGTGTTTTGCAGCTCTATAATGAAGATTCTGGTGATAATCTTTGCGAACAAGATATTAAAACATATAGTATAGAACAATATGTTAAATCTGAATATCGTAATAAAATATCGCAATACTTTTTGGATAGTCGTATTTGGGAAAAATTAAAGTGGGACGTTGAATGGATTGCTCAAATAATAGATGACGGTGTATATGATTTATATTTTACAACGGCAACATCTATTGAAAATATATATATTAAATCTGCTGAACTAGCATCGGCAATTACTTTACATAGTAAGTATGATTTTACATATATTTATTATTATATTCAAAATCATTTAATCGTCATGCAAAATAAACAAATGGTAAAAGCAGATGTAATTATAGATGATTGTATTGACAATCTGCAATTAGCATCGGAAACAACAATTAATATATTACTGGCTAAACCTTGGAATATAGAATTTGCCACAGAGTATAATTTAAAGCATAATTTTTCATCTGTTATTATTTGTGATACTGTAAAAGATATTCAACGACAGTTAGAAATAATTAGTAAAAGTAAAAGATGAAACAATTCATAAATATTTAACGTAAAATGCTATTGACATTTCGTGAAAAATAGTATATAATATATATGTAAGTTGAGAACATAATTTTATTTTTTGGACAATGTTCTTATATTACATATAAAATTAAGGAGGATTATTATGGCAAAAAACAAGAAAGAAACAAATCAGATTACTAAGACAGACTGGGTGTCGAATTTCAATTTGGTCGGCACAGCAAAAGTTTCAGACTATACGTTTAAGATTGACGAAAAGTCTGAAAAATCAGACTGGATTTACAACTCGTTTAACCTTGGTGTTGATTGTGGTGAGAAGTTTGGCACAGTATATTGTGAAATGATGGGCGGCTATGCTGACGAGAGGGAAAATGTTATTTATGCACATGGTAAGGATGACGATGGTAAAGACGATTTTGACAATAAGCTGACAATAGATTGGGATGATAGGTTCGATGAAGAAATCATTGAAAGCTGTGGTAGCTTATGTTTCATAACTGTTGGGTTGGAAACGACAGCTAAGACGAATAAAACATTCTATAAGAAGTTCTTGTCTGCGTATGATGCTATCGCCTATATTCAGGAGCATCTTGAAGATGGCATGGTTGTTAACGTTAAGGGTAATTTGAAATATTCAACTTATAACGATACAACACAGGTAAGAAAGAACATCACCAGCATTGTACTGAGTAAGGCAGAACCCGAAAAGTTCAGAGCCACATTTACACAGTCTGTTCTGCTTGATAAGGCTTCTGCTAACTTAAAGAATATTGACAAGGACAGAGGTATCATGTATGTTGATGCTAGAGTTCTTGATTATGTCAAGGAAATTAATGGGGTGGAAATCAAAGGACAGTACCCTTATCCTAAACAGTTTGAGTATGCTTTCCCTGACTTAACTAATCAGGAACAGGTTAAGAAAATTATGGACAAGTTGTTTAAGGTCAAAAAGGATATTACTCAGGCAACGTTCGAGGGGCAGTTTGTAGAGGGCGGTGCTGTTGTTCAGGCAACACTTGATGACATCCCCCAAGATATTAAAGACTTGATAGACATGGGTATTTATACAGAAGAAGAAGCTCTGGCGAGATGCAGTTCTAGTGGTAATAGAGAACAGCACATGATACTTACCAAGCCTTTTATTAAAAAGGTAGGCGATGATAAGATACCTGTTATGCAGATTTTTGCTAATAGGTACACAGAAGATGATTTATATTTTGATATTCCTGATGCCGAAGATAACGCAGAAGAAGATATAGACGATGAAGATGACACTGAAACCGATAGCGGTTCAAGCATGGATTGGCTTAACAATCTTTAATTTAACATTGCATTGATGGTCTGACAATACATATAAGAAAGGTGAATGATATATGAAGTACGGTAAGAAAAACGAAATTAAAATTGACCCTTTGAAATATAATCTGATGCTGATAGGTGAAAGTGGTATAGGCAAGACCACAGTAATCAAGGAATATTGTGAAAAGTTGGCGGGTGAAGATGGATATATGTTTCTTGAAATTGGTAAGGAAGATGGCGCTGATGCCATTAGCGGTATTAACTATCTTAATTGCCCTGAGTGGTCAGCTGATTACAATGAAGAAACCAATAGCATCGGGTTTGTTGACTTCATCGAAGATGTTGTTGAGAATAAGTCAACCGATTGGAGTAATTTGAAAGTTGTTGTTATTGACACTTACGACGAATTATTCGCTATTGCTGAACCAGAAGTAATTAATATGCACAATAGAGCAAATCCTAATAAGAGAGTAAACAGCGTTAAAGCTGCCTTTGGCGGGTTTCAGGCTGGTGAAGATAAGACTGTTGAGATTGTACTTGATGCTCTGTGGTCGCTCAAAAAGGTTGGCGTATCATTTATTGTAATTGGTCACACTAAGTCAAGAAATATTACCGATGCAGTTACAGGAGAGGATTTCTTGCAGCTTACTTCCAATATGCCACAGAAATATTTTAATGCGATGAAAACTAAGTCTCATTTCCTTGGAGTTGCTGCAATTGATAGAGAAATAGTTAAGGTCAAAACAGGCAAGAAAAATGTTGTTACTAAGGAAGATATTAAGAAGGGTGTTGTAAAGGGCGAGACTAGAAAGATTACGTTCAGAGATGACAATTATGTTATTGATAGTAAGTCTAGGTTTGCTGATATTGTAGAGTCTATACCACTTGATGCAGATGCACTTATTAAAGCTATCACTGATGCCATTAAATCTGAACAGCAGAAGTCAGGTCAGAGTTTCGCAGATGCTAAGAAGAAGCAGGAAAAATTGGAAAGAGAGTCCGAAAAGAGAGTTGCCGAAGCAGAAAAAGCAAGAAAGGCAAAAGGCGAACTTAATGCTGTAATATCTAAGATAGTTAGTTTCTTTGTGGAGAATAAGTCTACTCCTGAAATTGTTAAGCCTATACTTGATTCGATAAGGGAATTGGGCTATGACAATCCAAAAGAAATAGATAACATTGATGATGCTAATAAGATTTTGGGAATCATAGAAAATCTTTAATATCAAACAAGAGGTTGCCCACATAGCGTTGGACTATGTGGGCAGGAGGTAGTTGTATGTCAAACACTAAATTAAATACAAATTATAAAGACAAAGATTGGAGAGAATTATGTGAGTATGTTCACGATGTTGTTCTTGAATACGACAGTAATCAATCTTTGTCTAAATTTATATTTCTACGATTGCGTGGAATGGCAACAAATAAATATATCGCTAACAACAGAGTTGAAAGTAATGCGAATTATTCCTATATAGTTATTCTTAACACTTTTAAATTCTGTAAGATTGAAATAGAAAAAGCAAAACAGACTAAATCATTTAATTCAGAACAGCACAAATTTAATTATTTTTGTACCATAGTTGAATCTAAAATAAACGATGTTTATAACAGAATGAAAGTTTCCGAAAAAGCCATTGAGAAAAGTAATACAATTGATTTTGCTCAGATTTTGAATGAAGATAGAGCTAATTATCAACCTAAAAATAATACTAATACTCATAAATTTGATGATATGTGGTAATAAAGACAGGAGGTATCTAATGTGGCTGAGAAAAATAAAAAGCTAACACCATTTGAAAAAGAACAGATAGATACCGCTAAGAAAGTTTTGGAATATAAGACTGGCGCAGAAGCAAATGTTGTTTCTATAATTTATAAAGAGCCAGAATTATTATATAATACAAATCTTCAACTCGAAGATTTCCATGACAATGTATGGCGTGTGTATTTTGAAATTGCTAGAGAGCTAATCTTAGTTGAAAAGAAAAACACTCTTGATGAAATTACCATCGGAATGTTTCTCGAAAAGCACAATAAGCTCAAAGCAAAATATGAGGAATACAATGGATATGAAACTATTAAAGCAGCTACAGGATATATAAGTGTATCAAATTTCGATGGTTATTTAGCAGAACTGAGAAAATGGAATGCTGTTCTTAAACTTATTAAGAGAGGCTTTCCTGCAAAAGACAAACTGTCGGAATATACTGATATGACAGCAGAAGAAATTTACCATGAACTTGAAGTCTATCTTAATGATACGTTTGTCAATATAGACTCTGATGTTAAGAGTTATGACATCAGTGATGGCATATTTGAATTGATAGAAGATTTAGATGCTGGGTATCAGGTGGGGCTACCTTATGACAGCTTACCAACATTGACCAAAGAAACGAATGGACAGTGGCTAGGCAGCATCACATTGCTGGGTGGTCTGAGTAATATCGGTAAGAGTACCCTTGCTAGGTCGTTGGTTGTTCCTTCGATTATTAAATACA